AGCCACAATAATACCCTCTTACGAAAGGATTTGTTTTGGGGTCTCCGTAAGTGTCTGCCGGGGCAGTCACCCAAAACTTTAATAAACCCGGAAAATTATTCTTACAATGAAAATGGGGTGGGCGCGGCAACTGCGCCACTCCCACCCCATATCACTACACCACCGCTTATGCTCCGGGGGAACCCCAAACGCCAAGCGGATCCGACACGCCGAAGCTGTAACGCTCCCGCGCCTTGTAGCGAACGTTTCCGGTGTCAAAGTCACCGTCCATGCTCGTTTCCATGGCAACGCGAGTGAAGTGCTTCATGCCGTTAGGCACATCAGTCATGAGGAACCACGCATCAACATCGGTCAGGTAGTGGTTTACAGCATGACCTTCGGGGACAACTCCCATTACACGAACTGCGTTAATGTCGTTATCCGCCGTACCCGGACGAAGCTCACTGCCCAGTACGCGCTTTGCGACAAACTGGAGATCGGGCGGGATAATCAGCTTGCGGGGGCGAGCAGCGATCAATAGACCACGCTCATCCGTCCACTTAGCAATCTGAATAACAGCCGCTTCGAGTGAAGTTTCGTTAAGGTCAACCGCCGTTGCCGGACGGTTGGAGTTTTTACCACCGCTAACAAGCGGGTGCCCGTCGCCGCCGGTGACGCCATCGCCATCAGCAGTGAAAAGGTTGACGCCATCGCCACTCTGATAAGCGTTGGTAAACCCGTTGTTAAACGGAACCATTGCTTTAACCTGCTTCGTGTGGGCCATTGCGCGTGCAAGCGCCTTGGTGTAACGAGCAGACAGAGAGTCGTAAAGGTTGTCTTCCATTGCTTCCTCGGTAATCGAGAAGCCCATGGCAATCGTTTCATGGTTGTACCGCGCCGTGAACGATTCTTGTGCGGCATCATAAGAGATACCACTGCCCTCCGGCTTAACCGGAGCAGCAGCAAAGCCGGAAAGCTTTACTTCCTCCTCGAAAGAACGATCCGAAGCCTCTGCATCATAGCAAGCTGAGTGTTCGTCATCATAACGAGCATACTCAAGCCCAAACAGAGCGTTAAGTCCGGGTAAAAGTTCCTTGAGAAGTTGTGCGCGTGAAATAGCCATTGATCAATCTCCTTACAAGCCAGTGGCGTTGAGGTACTGGTGATTGGAGGCTGACCCACTCGACGCTGCGTTAAACTTCACAATAACGTCGGGGTAGGCATCACTTGCAGTTGTGCCAACAGGAGCAAGGCTGTCGGGTCCGTCAACAAAGTCAAGGATCCGAAGAGGGAGCGTGTTCGTGGTTGCGGGCGTGTCGCCGTCCAAAGCATTCTTGGACTTGCCGATTGCCGTGCTACCAGCGGTTTGAACGACAGACGCATTAAGACCGCGATCTGTGGTGTTCAGTGCTTCATCAGCCTGCATTTGAAATACAACAAACGGATCGTCGATAACGTAAGCCATCGCATCAGAGGCGACCGTAGACGCAGGCCACTGCGTATTAAAAGTCTTCTGATTTGTTGTGCTTGGCGTGTACGAGCAACCCACAAAGATTCCGCAAGTTGTTAACGCGGTGGTTCCGGTGTCTTTTTCAATGTCACCGTCCGCAACAATCTTTACGAAATCACCATTAAAGATGGCGGTACCGTACCCACTAGCAATCGGCAGTTGCCGAACCTTGGCCGTAAACGAGCCGGAGGCGCTAAGGGTACCGATTGGCCGCGCACCATAAGGTGTCGCTGAAGTTGCCATTTGAATTATTACCTAAGTTGTTCGCAACCAATCAGGGTACAACCTTAAGAGTTGCCGCCCCCCATGGTTACACTGGTTTTACGTTCGGGCGCAAAAACTGGCATCCGAGGATCGTTTTCACGCATAAAGTTGTTATCTACTGCGGACATTTGATCTTGAGCACGTTTTGCGTAATAGTCCTGACGCTGACTGACAAGCTCTTGAGGCGCCTTACAAAGGAGCAGTCCACCAACTTCGATGGCGCCCTTATCAGCCCACTCTGAACCATGGTCACTCATAATTTGTAACTCAGGATGATCTTCTGCCCTTACCGGCTCCCATCCTTCCCGAAATCTTTTAGATGCGTTGGTATTGTCAGGCGTTCCAACCATGGAAGTTCTAACCCAACGAAAGATCCATCCGTCTTGCGGATCTGGATCTGGAAGGATTGATGCTGGTTCCCAATTTTTAATGCGCTCGTTTGTTTCACGAGTGTCGGCGCCACTCTTCTGTTTTGGTGCGCGATCAGTAGTCATTTAGGATCTATCCTTAACGAGTTGTGCCGCATACTGTTGCGGGCTGAGACCTAGGCGTCTCGCGATTCTTACCTGAGTCTGTGTCAACTTTATGGTGCGTGGTGATCCCCCACCCGAACCTCTCTTGGCAGGAGCAACAACGGATTTTGTTCTTTGTGGTTGTGCGATGTCAACAACTTCACCGTCTGTGTTGTTGCCGCCATCGAAATGCGAAGGAAAAACCTCTCGAACCCTCGAATCAATTAATTGATAGTATTCATCGGTGTCTGGGTCAATACCTTCATTGACAATTCTATCATGAACACCATAAGCAAAACTTGTCATTTCATAGTCAGACCCAAACCAAGGATTGTTTTGTTGCCATTCTATGGCCTTGGGATCTGGCTCTGGAGCAACATCTTGCTGTGCCATTTGTTCGTAATACTGAGCACTTTGCTCTTGCATCTGGCGTTGCTGTTGAGCTACAGCGTTTTTCCAATCATTTACAACAGCAGCAGATAATTTTTCAGGGTTTGATTGAATCATTTTTGCTTCAATCAAATGTTTTTGTGCGGTAGATATTGCTTCGGCATCGCCTGTTTCGTTCGCTCGCACTAACATGTTTTCTGCCATAGCGACCGCAGCGTTTGCCCTTCCTTCGGCTTGGGTTGTAAGCGCTGACTGAGATCTTTTTACTAACTCTAAGAGTCTTTGATTTTCTGTATGAAGCTGCTGGGTAGCGCGAATGGCTTCATCGGACATGCGCTCGGCTTGTTCCTTGGCCCGACGTTCTTCATGGTATTCCCACTTTAATTTTTTAATCCGGTCCTGAGCGCGTTTACCGACTTTTGCAATTTCTGGTTCTTCCGCAGATGCAGTGTCGTCGCCTGTTTCTTCTTCAGAATTTTTGTTTACATATGGTTGATCTTCTTCAGGTGTATCATCTACAACTTCAATGCTGACATCATCTTGTTCTTCAACCAATGCAGACGGGTCTTCAACTGTATTTTTTACACCAAAAAATGCTTCTTCTTTTGTGGTCATGGTTAAGCCCTTTCAATTCCACGCGGATCTTCAACAACAGCTTCCACTGTGTCGTCATTAATAATGCGGAATTCTTTGCCGTGAATTTTTAAGCGTGTGCCACTAAAGGCGCGAAATACTACCCAGTCACCCACTTGGCAATATGGTCCGTTAGGAAAACGATTTGGGTCAGAGTAAGCGTCCGGCCCCATGCTCATAACCCAGCCTACAACAGTTGCAATAGTTTCTTCGTGTTGATATTTGACTGACTTAATAATGCCGCCTTCCGTTTTTTCATCTACCTCTGGAAGAGCAATAAGCATCTTGTAGCCTTTCGGCTCAGGTAGCTGTGACGCTTTCCTTTCGGGTGCGTCTTCAGCTTCGACACTCTTGGTGTCTGTGGCCTCTTCGGCCTGAAGCGTGGTCATTAAGACCTCCGTATTGTAAGTGCGCTACGAACTAGCGGTGCGTCCTGCAACAACAAATAAATATTGAAAAAAAATAAAATCAATAGCTAAGTATTTTTTTTCCTCGAAGACCTAGCTTTAACCTTTGCCTTGTCACTCAACTCACGAAAGTGAAACAAGCGTTGGCTTGTTTTTGTGTGGGTCTTGTTTGTATGCAAGTGACCGTTTGCCATCGTGTGCGTATTTCCATTCCACAGGTCGCCATTTTTTGTATAATGATTTACGCCTTTAGCCATTTTTTATCTGTGCCTCTTGGTTTTTTTGGCAATGCTTTTTGGTTGTTTTGAAAACTGTTTTCCTTTTTTTGTGTCTTCGCGCTTTTTGGCCGTTGTTCTGTTGTACTCTTCAGCGGACAACGCCATAATAGCGCCTTCGGGCAAATAACGCTCTCCAGTTTTTGCGCTAGGCTTACCGCTTTTGGTCCGCCATTTTTGGCTAGTCCAGCGGTCTAAGCTTGTTTGGCTTTTTTTCTTAGCCATTTAATTTCTGTAGCCCCCGCCCTTGGCTTTGTATTCCTTGGCAAGCATTTGCGCTTTTCGGGCAGACCACTGACCGGCCTTTCCGCCCTTTGTGCCAGCTTTAATTTTATTAAAAAGGCGCTTCCTCATTGTAGGCTTAGTGTAATTACCAGCCTCATTAACCCTTGACTTTGTTTTACGCTTTTTTTTAACAGCCATTAGTCCCAGCTCGCATTTGGGTCGTTTATTTTTTCTTCAAGATCAATAATTTCACGTTCAAGCCACGCAAGGCCTTCAATTTTTCCTACCATCTGGCGGTACTGCTCAATGTTCGCACACGAGCCTACAGACATTGCATCAGCAAGCTCATTCATCTCATGTCTAATTTTTTTTCTTAGCACACCGAGCACGCTGTCGGCCATTGACTACTCTCCTTTTAATTGATCCATTGCGTATTTATAACCTTCTGCTTCTAACTTTTCTTGCTCAATGCCCGTTTTGGCTTCCAGCTCTGCCTGCTCTAAAGAAAGCTCTGCCATGTCAATCATCTTATCGGTTTGGATTTTTTCCATTGCAAGCTGGGCATCTACAGCATCTTTCTGTTGTTTAGCAGCAAGTTTCTGTTGCTCAAGGCCAATCTTAGCAGCATCGGCCTGCGCTTTCCGCTGTACGTCTTGTTCGCGGATTGCAATCTCACGTTCGCGCTGCTGGACAATTGGATCTTGTTGCTGCTGAGCCTGTTGTTCTGCCTGTGCTTGCTGTTGCTTCTTGCCGAGTAGCTGGTCTGCCGCATCAGCAATAAGGATGCTAAGGCGTTTTTCAACGTCTGCGGGCAACGGTTCGCCCATCGGTGGCAACGGCACCCCAAGCTCTTGTTCAATTTGATCTCTTAGTTGGAACCCAAGATGCTCCCTGATGTGTGCATCAATGGAGGCCATGACAGCGCCACCCATTGGAGAGTTTTGTGTGTCTTGGGCAATCTGTGGATCATTACGCAATACCATGTGGACACGAATGTGGGCCGCATGATCTTGATACTCAAACGCTTTAATTGGTTTGAGCATCAACATGTTTTGATTCTCTGTAATGGGATCTTCAGATTTAATGTCTTCTGGGTTTGGTACAATTTCATCGGCATTAGGAATACCAATAAGTTCCATCATCTGCCTATGAAGTACCGGCATGTCGTACAAATCTGGCGCCTGTGCAGCTAACTGTAGCGCTGCTTGGTATTGCATAATTCTTTGCGACAAAGTAGAAGCGTTTGGATCTGATACCGGAATAACATCTACACGGTCGTTAAAATCTTCTGCCTTAATTCCTTCGCCTTCTTCTGTTTCATATGGATAAGAAGGAGATGTATGATCGCGAATAATTCTTGTAAGAATTTTAAATTCTTTTTTCAGGCTTGCATGAATTCGTGCCTGAATAGCAGACTGCACTTTCATTGCACGTTCAAGAATAGCGAGCGTGGTGCCTACAGGCGCATCCTGTCGCATGTCGTCAATCTTTACATCAGCCATTGACGCGAACCTGCGACCTTCTTCTACAATGTTTCCAAGCAGTTGATACAAAACACCCGAAGGTTCTTTGTATGGAAGGAACGTAATATTGTCACGAATTACGCCACCGGGCACATCTACGTCCCTAAACTCACCGGGCATAATTGGAGTATCGTCGCCCTTGATTCGTAGGCCCCGAGTCTTTAATCCACCCGGAAGGTTCGACAGTGTACCCGCATCTACAAGCTGACGAAGAAGGCTGGTAGCTGACTTTGCCAGTCCACCAATCATATGAATTAACCCAAGGTTATAAAACCCAATTCCGGGCACATATCCATAATCAACAAAGTGATGAATCTTTTTCCGCATAGGGTCGCTTTCGTCCCAGTTGCGGTATATAGAAAGAATAGTATTTGTGGATTTATCAATTGTAATTACATACGGCAGCGCAATCCCGTCCGGGGACTCAAAGCCGGGTAAATCGTAATCAACATGCATTTCAAGGAGTTGGTGGCGATCATCGTCCTGCCCGGAAAATGACACACCAGATATTTCATCGTACTTGTCTTTTATTACGTCTACCGAGCTTTCTGGAGACCCGAGTTCAACATCTCGGTAAAAACCGCTGACCTGAAGCTTACGAATATGATTTGTGCTTCGGGTCATTACATGTGTGTAGCGCTCCGCATTGTCTAAAGAGCTTTCGTCATATGAAATAACAAAGTCTTCTGCTGGCACAAACATAGAGCAGGGACGACCCATTGTTGGGTCATAGTAAATTTTTCTGAATGCGGCACCCGAAAGAGGCAAGCTAAACAAAAGCTTTTCTGTTTCGGCGCGATATTCTGTCATCACCTCAAGGAGTTGGTAGTTCATGTACTCCTTAATGCGCTCTGCCTGAGCAATCGTATCCGGCGTAGTTACGCCCCAGATGTGGGCCTTAACCGGGCCCCTAGCTGGAAATATTTCTTGAATGGTCTGGGCCTGAAAGCGCACAACAGATTCAGATAGAAGTGGGTGAAACACGCCACAAGCGCCTGCCCATGGGGTGGTCCTGTCTTCCATTTCTAATCCAAGCAAATCGAGACCTTCTTTATACGACTCTTCCCACTGTTTGCGACTTGACTTGTCTTCTTGGTACATAGAAACAAGTTTTGACGCACAGTGCGTTAAGTCATCTTCTTCGATGAATTCAGCAAGGTTGGCATCAAAAGAAACTTCTTGCATACCAAGAAGATTTTGTGCGCCACCAAAGTCAATCGTGAGACCACCGTCATCGTCTTCAATAACAAGTATTTCTTCATCAGTTGCCATTGAAAACGGATCAATCATTCGCTCAGTTTCTAGGCCAACCTCAACCAACCCACCTTCCGGTTCGTCGGCACCATTAACGATGCCGCCAATTGCCTCTAAAACGTTATCAATATCCATTAGTAATAGTCTGCTCTTCGGTGCCGGTAGAATTCTTCTTCTTTTTCGTCACTGTTAATAGTAATAAATCCACCTTGACGGAACCGAAGGAGCGCTTGCGTACCAGAGTCCACAAGATCATCGTGGTCTCCAGCAGGAAAAGATGCAAACTGTTCCACCACTTCGTCGGCCCACCTTGTCTTAGGCGCCCAGACAAGTCCTGATGAAAATAGATCAGAAACTGCATTTACGCGAGCAACTTTATCTCTGCCCCTGCTTGGCGTGTACTCACTTACGGGAATACCCATTCTTCGAAGCTCAAAAATTAAAGGTGAGCCAGACGCTTTTGCTTCTACAATAAATGCATCAGGCTCAAACTCTTTGTACATATCATAAGCACGAATCTTTAAATCTGGAAACTCTAGTCGTTCTTGTAATGCATCTAATAAAATAATATTTGAGTTTCCATCTTCGTCATAAAACACACCCCATGTTGTACAAGCGCTATAATCTGATGTTTCTTTCGCAAGAAATGCAGTATCCCATGATTGAATTACAAATTCACACGCAGGTGGAGATTTTTTATCCCATTCTTTCCACCATTCGCGCTTAATTAATGCACCTTCTTCTGAAGTAGGGTCTTGTTGGTACTGCGCCGACCACTTCGACACTGGAAGTTCCGACTTTAGCGCTTCTAGTTGCTCAAGTGGCCAAAATCCGGGCCACAACGGGTTTCCGCTAGGCAATATTGCAGGAAGCTCAATAACTTCCCACTCGTCTGCACCGCCACGTTGAATAGATGACTTTAAAATTTGGCCGGTTAGGTCTTTTTTAGACCATCTGGTCATTACAACGCAAATACTGCCGCCCGGTTGTAACCTTTGTCGTGGTCCCGAGGTGTACCATTCATAGGTTTTGTCATAAATCGACGGATCGTTAAGTGCTGCCTCTTGCTCAGAGTGCGGATCGTCAATAATTAAGATATCGGCACCCTTACCCGTTACGGCACCACCAACACCAATAGCGAAATACTCTCCATTTCTATTCGTACTCCAGCGACCTGCGGCCTTGGAGTCGGACGCAAGTGATACGTCTTCGAATATGCCCTGATAATCGTCAGACCCAACCAAGTTTCTAACTTTTCTACCAAAACCAACCGCTAATTCAGCGGTGTGCGCTGTTTGGATAACCTTGCGATCAGGAAATTTGCCCAAGTACCATGCAGGAAACAGGTGAGAAGCAAATTCTGACTTGGTGTGGCGGGGTGGCATGTTCACAATCAGGCGCTTTAGCTCGCCTTTTGCAATTCGATTGAACGCATCGGCCATTACACGGTGGTGGTCCCCCTCAATAAACGCTGGCCACACATGTTTCACGAATCCTAAAAAGTCTTCGTGAGAAATTTCTTTTGTTTTTGCAGCCTCAAGCTCGTCGAGTAACTGCATAATCTCCATTTTTTCGGAATCGGGCAATTTATGCAGCCCAGATCGTATTGATTGAAGATCAAGTTTCATGATTAGTCTTCATAGCTCATAGCTTACATCACTAAGTTTGCACCAATATATAATTTCTAGTTCGGAAAAAACACCTAGTTCTGCATAGTCCATGACAATTCTTCCCAAGTCATAGAACATTTGACTTTCTCTTTTAAAGCCTAACCCCGTAAGGTAATCTTCTAAAACATCTGATGCAGATTTTCCGGTGTATCGCACCTTTCCATTGCCGTGTGAAGCATAGTCACTCATATGAAGCATGGCTTTTGATCGCGTACCGCGCATTGAAGCTGTTGCACAGCGGTAAGCTTCCACTGCTTCTTCTATAACAGGAACAACTTCTTTTATCTTAATTGGTTTAATTTCACTTTCATTGCTCACGACTAAACGCCACACATGCCTTCGCACTCAGCCCACATATCAAGTTGTGTGTTATCAGATTGTTTAAAATTAACTTGATCAAGTGGAATACAACTTGAATGGACATATGCAGGAAGTTGGCCCCCGCCTTTTGACATATCCCTAACTGAGTAATCAAAATCAACAGCACGTTGAAACTGGTCAGGATGAGTTGTTTTCAACCAGTGCCAGTAATCATCGGAGTGGTAAGGGCAATACACGCATGCTGACTTCTGAGGTTCCGGCAATCCTGCTTTTTCTAAAACCTCGTAGCAATCATTACGGTGAAAATCAAGATCGACAAGGGGGTAAACGTTAGTGCACCACTTAAACAGAGACGGCTTCATCCGTTGGACTTCATCAGTGGTGATTCCAAGCATTGCACGAACTTTTTCTTTTACTCTTCGTCGGTACCCATAACCCAAGATCTTACGAACTTCTTGCGTAATTGGTTGAATCTTGAATTCGTTTGTGCATTGCCTTCTGAGCATCCCGCGCCTGCTACCGTCAGGCTTTGCTGTAAACACGGGAACACTTACAAAGCGCTTGCCTTCATCGCGGTTCTTAATAAACGACTCGCTCAGGATTCCCTTCTGAGCCTTTACAACCTCAACTCCATGGGGTTTTGCCCAGTCTGTAAGAGCATCAAGGTACTCGTACACCCATGGTGGCTCATCGCCTGTGTCTGCAAAAATTGCAACATCAGGCTTAGGCACACGGTCGTCCGTGCAACTTAACACAAGGAGCGCCGAGCTTTGCACTCCTGCGCCAAGGCTTAAGTAGGTAAAGTCGTACTCTTCAGTACAGGATGTCGTCTTCTCTGCTTTGCCAGTATTCTGTAAATCCTGATCGTTTAGCATTGATCCACCTTTGGTGATACTGATCAGCTAAATCTAATGTGTCAATTATACCATGTTTTGAAAAGAATGTCTTAATTCCTTTCGCGTGTTGTTCGGTATGGCACATTCTGCAAAGCGGTACTAGGTGGTCACTGGTGCCACCGGCGCCACGCGATCTCATGTGTGCAGGATCGCTGGGTCCATCACGCCCACAAGCTGCACACGGCAAAGTTCGTATCCAGTCAGCCTTGGGTCCGAACTGCCGTTCTCTGCGTTCTTTTTGTTTTTCTTTTTTTGACTTAAGCATTCGTAATTCTTCTGCCAATCCACTCAGCCACATTTACAGTTACCGCATTGCCAAGAAGCCTGTAGCGAGCATGGTCTCCTATTTGTACTCCGTCCTCCCTAAGCTTTGTCCAATCGTCAGGAAACCCCTGAAGCCTTTCACACTCTATAGGGGTCATCCGCCTTGGTCCCGAGGACTCAGGATGAAAAACAATTGGAGCGCCATCTTTGTTTAAATTTAACGTGGGCGCCAAATCAGTTTTTATTTCAGCCTTTGATTGTCCTGATGACATGCAGGTCCAGCCTCTTCTTTGCTCTTCTCCAAAAGATGATTCCGAACCTCCAGAGAAACACTCCTGTCTTTGATACGGTTTAGTATTCCCGAACATGCCTTCGGAGATAGCAAGTATTTCTGGTCTGGGGATTCCTCCAGAATGTCCGATAATAAACAGGCGCCTGCGCTGTTGTGGAACTCCGTGGTATTTACTGTCAATAACAGACCACGAGATGCCATACCCGAGTTCAACAAGCGAGCGGACGATTTCCAAAAAGTCTCGTCCTCCATTGTTGGTAAGGAGCCCAAATACATTTTCTGCGACAACCCACTCGGGGCGGCACTCAGCAATGACGCGATGCATTTCCCACCAGAGAGCGCCACGGTCTCCAGCCAATCCTTCGCGGCCTCCTGCAACGCTGTAATCTTGGCACGGGAATCCCCCACAAATAATGTCAACTGACGATTCTCTAACATCGTGCACATCCCTGTGTATATGGGTGTCAGGCCAGTGCCTCGAAAGCACTTCCTTGGCAAACTGATCTTTTTCGCACATCCAGCTTAGTTCAAAGCCAGCACGTTCTAAACCAAGATCAAATCCACCTATTCCAGAAAAAAGACTACCTACTTTCACGGGCAATAGCCATGAGAATTTTAGGGTCGTTAGCGGGTGTGTTGTACGGATCTACACCTAACTCAATAAAATCTTCAATGCCGGGACACGAACAATCAAAGGCATGGCGGTCATGGAAGGTACACCACCACTCTTCACACATGTCGCATTCAATCCAGAGGGGGGTGTTCGGGGGATATTCCACCGCCGTTCCTCATTCAAGTTTTCCGAGTCATTGCAATATACGTCATCAAGCCCTGACCAACACCCCGTATTTGAAATAACGCAACCCGACAGAACCAAAAGCACCACAAACAAAACCGCACGTTTCATGGGCACCCCTCTATATAGTATATATATAATAGATAATACTTAGTATTAACTAGTTATTAACTAAAAAAACAAAATAGATAATACCCTAGATATTACTTAGCTAGTTATTTTCTATCTAGATAATATCTAGTTAGATAATAACTAGCCGATAAAGCACAGACTGAACCAACCAAGGTTAAGAGTTTCAATTTTTTTGGTGTAATTTTTTTCACGAAAAAGATCAAGCGTTTTAAAAAACAAAAAGGATGGTTAAGAAAGGTACAGGAACTTGATAAACTGTGCATAACTTTACTTTATAACAGCTAATGACGCTTCGCGCCTTTTCCTACCCGGCCCCCACTGGGGGATCGGGCTCCGAGGATCGCCTCTAAGGGCCTTCGATATGCTAGGGTCATAGTGATACCTCTCACCCTCCCGAGGCCTCTTAGATCGCATTCTAGAGCCTTACAACAGCGCTATCGTGGGGGGAGTGTCGCGCACGTCAGGGCCCCGGCTCGAATCGAGAACCGGGCTCGACGGGGCCCGAACAAAAACCGAAGCGCCACCTTCCAGGTCGTGCCCAGGTCAACTGTTTGTTTCTCGGATAACGTACACGAAAAAGGGAGCCGGGCCCGAAGGCCCGACTCCCCGACTCAACCCATTGCAGGGAGTCTATTCGTCGTCGTCACCACCATCAAAGTGACGGACCCTAACCTCAGTAGGGTTAGGTAGGCTGATGGCCTCGAACACACTGAAAGCGTTATCAGCGCTCGGGGCCGTGATGCTATGCTTCAGGGCCCGAAGGTCCGTCTGCTGCCCGGTCACTGCATCGAGTGCCATTCCAATGTTCTTCACGAAGGCCACTGTGGTCACCTCGGGCTCCCCGGCCATTAGGCTCAGGTCCTCGATGAGGCCCTCATAATCTGCAAAGGCCTCGGGAACATCATCAGCCCGAATGATGCCAGTGAGGTTGTCATCATGGTTAAGCAGCTCCACTCCCCTCTTATTCACCTTCGAGAGGTTAGGGTTAGCGGTCCGGCCCTTAGCGTTCGGGACCAGAGTCCAGTCCGACACTCTCGCATCGATCCAGGCGTTGATGTTCTCTTCAGGGATACCCTCGATCCCGGCCTCTTCAGCTAGGGCCTCGATCTGGCGCTCATGGTCTTTCTTCGTGGAGCGCCGGATCTTTTTACCCTCGGTCTGCAGGGTATGAATGAATCGAGGGTCATCACCAAACATGATGCATAGCTCGAAGGTCTTCTTAACGCTCTGGCTGATGTAGTTCAGGCCGGACTTGGTCATAAGAGGGTCGATGCAGATTGAGCCGTATAGCTCGGTCATGTTCTGCTTGCCCTTCACTGCTTGCCACAAACAATGGACCATGATCCCGGCCCCTGTTGCCTTCGCCTCATTAGCTAGACCGGTCTGATTGGCTGATGCCACCATCCAGTCTGTAACCTTTCTGAGGTTCTTCATATCGGATTCTCCCGATTGAGTAGCGCCGGGCTCATCCCGGCATGCAGTAAAGGTAGCACATCGAGCCGTACCATCAATAGGCCTCAATACGTTTCAACACCCTACCGGAAATAATCATTTTTCCCGGCAGCCACCCCACAAAACCAAAAATCAAATGGGTCCCAGGGGAAATTCTGTGGGCCAGCGATAGCCACCTAGTTTTTACGCCTCAATCGTTAACTGCTGAGGCCAAAATTCTCTGCCGACCCAGTTAACTGACCCGACCCGAAAACCGACCCGCCCCGAGTTAACGACTGGGGCCATCCCGAAGACCAATGAGTCTTTAACTACTGAGGCCAGACCGATAGCGCCCAGGTGCGACATTGGTCAGCGAGTGGAGGAATCGAGGGTGGTTCGAGTCGAGGAATCGAAGGTGGTTCGAGTCGCGGGATCGATGGTGGTTCGAGTCGAGGAATCGAAGTGCTCGGAGTTAAAGTGATCGGCGGTCTGGGTCACGGACCCCATGCGGAAATAATAATTATTGCCAGGAGTGCTGCTCGATGTCGCTCGATGTCGCTCGATATCGATGGTGGTTCGAGTTGAGGGATCCATGGTAAACGAGTTGGGGGATCGACAAAAAAAGAGGGCCACCGCCGAAGCGGTGACCCTCCGTGCCCGATACTGCTTGGGTTACTCGTCGATCTCGTCCGGGTCGATAGCGTGCATCGTCTCCGGGTTGTACCTCACCTTTCTAGGTGACTCAAGTGCTACCGCTTCAAAGCTGTTGCGGTGCTCCTGAACCCACCGTTGAACCGATGCAAGCGAAGCTTTCTTGGCCTCAACCCTCATCTGGGCTTGCTCGGCTCTAGCGAGAACGTCAACGGCCAACTCTCCATCCTCGAAAAGCTCGAACTCCTCAACGATCTCGTCCCAGTCGGCTAGGTCGCCGGGCTCAATCGTGCCTCCGATGTTGTCTGGGTGCTCGATCCGTGCCTTTCCTGCCTTGTTCACGGCAGCAAGCTTGGGCCACCGTGGGCGCTTCTCATCTCCAACGGCTACCGGATGAGGCTCGGAGTCTTTCCAGACTAGGTGTGCCGCCTCGGACCTTAGAACCTTCATGAACTCGGCATCATGTGCGAGAGACGCTACATACTGGAAGGTGTACATCGCGGTGCTTGCCATGTATTCCGTCGCGCTCTCGTTGTTGTTGGCCAGGAACTGGGCTGCCGTGTATAGGTACATCTCCTCGATGTCCATCCCAAGCTTTACGGCCTCGTTCAGGCTCCACACAAGGGCACCCGCTCCAGACTTCTCGCCTCGGCGAGCCTGTCCTGCTCCGTAGATCGCGTCTGCTGCTGTCTGCGCGACCATTAATTCCTGCTCGTTCATCTATCCTCTCCTGAGGATGAGGTTTCGTTCCATTGTTGGAACGTGCGTTCAATCTATATAGGTGTTAGGTCCGTCAATAGGGGTATACTGTAACAATTGTGTAACAATATCCGTGAATAATTATGCACCCATGGTGAAAAAAAATAATTTTTTCGATTCGAGTTGGTTAGCGAGTTGGGGGATCGAGTCGTATTGGTGAACGAGTTGAGGGATCGGGTCAATAGGGGTGTGAAAAAAATAATTTTTTTCGGGTGGGGGGTTTAGGATCTCGTAGAAAAGACTTCGAGAGGGCCTCTGCGCTACCTCTTCCCTACTCTGCTCAACCTATATCACGCATCTGCGAATAGCCCTGCGAGCCTGTCTTGCAATTCCTTTTCTATGTCCTCTGGGTTCCTGTGTTCTACTACTACCCTTGAGGATTCTTCGAATACTCCTTCGCTCTTTCCTAGGAGTTCGAGTGCCCGTACCCGTGTGGACGGTGGGTTGCTTTCGTTCATGGCTTCGGACTGCAAGCGTTCGATAACCCACTTAGCGCCTAGCTCTTTGTGGGATCGCTTGGCCTCTCTCTTGTCAGCCTTGAGGTCGTTGACTGCCTTCTGTACCTTCTCATTCTTCATGAGCCGGGAGGCGAGCGTGTTCACAGCCTTGTCGGTTGTGTTCGTGTCGTAGGCTTTTTTGTAGGCGTCCGTGTAGGACAAACCTTTGGCCACGAATCCGGCGAACGCGCTTTGCTTGGGAGTTAACCTTGCAGGTTTAGACATACCCCAAAGTAAGGGTTCAGAATTCACTGTCAAGATGTTGCTAGGGACTTGACAAATGTTGTAAAATGTGTTATATTTATAGGTAACTTTAGAAGTAACCTTGAGTGTGGGGGACCCCACTCGAAAAAAATAATTTTTTTTTCCTCAGAGGAGGAAGTTTGAAAAACTTCTTTAACGAAGTAATCGCAAGACGGGTTGCATACTCCCGTCCAGTTGATCAGTGGCTTCGCAGTGACCTTATGGTCCGACGATACAAAGCCTACGTCCCCGGATTTCTTGCGGGTTCGCGATGGCCTCTGGTCTTTGCCCTTGTTTCCAAAGCGCGAGGCTACCACGACCATTCATTGCTGTCGATTTTGCTTTGGGCGCGTCAAGATGTTCGGATATACTGGAAACGTAAAGTCTGGGAGTTGAGGAAAATAATTTTTTCCTCAAGCACGCCAGTTGTTTTCCGTTACACCTGTAAGATCTTGGCCGACATCGCATCGCCAATCCTTAACAAGGATGGCTATCACGAGTACTACTATCTCATCGGCTATGACATCAATAGCGGTGTCTGGCACGACTGATGGCCTACCGCAAAGATGTTGGCCAATACGTCTCCCTCTACGGTGACATAAAGCGTGAGGACTTCGCTGTGTGGCTGAAGGCGAGACGGGCCCGGAGCATACAGTCCGCACACCGTATACTCACACGTGCGTTCCCCAACAAGGTTATTGCCGAACCCTTTGTTCGTAGCAGTGACCAACACAAGTTCCTTAGTGCGACGGGACAGTACACGCAGAACGGATCCAACCCGGAACACTTCGATGATCGTGAGCCGATAGCGACCGGAGCGGTTGAGCGATTCAGCCCCGGCGCACACAGGCCCAAGACCCGGCGCCGTCCACGGCGTAACGGTCCAACAATTGGACTACCAAGCAGGGACTTTGTTGGCTTGGCGTTCAATGCTACCCCAACCAAAGATCTGGAGGGCTGAGCCAAAAAAATAATTTTTTCCAGAAGTATTACTTATCCACCCAAGAAGGGACAGAGTTATGCATCAGTATGTAGTTGCTTTTAGTTCTCATGTAGGAGTCGGGTCCTCGGACGAAGTACCCATAGTTTGGTACTTAGTTAAAAGTGTAAACGAGAATGAAGACTGGATGGTACAGCGTGCCGGGCCTGAGGACGACTTACTTGTTGCCAACCCCGGCATTGCGCTCTTTCCTACGCTTTATAGCGCCAAGGAAGCTTTCTGGAGTTGGGTGTCAGGTCCTTGGAAAGAGCGTTCCCATTGGAGAGAGGGCCCCAAACTAGACTATTGCGATATCAACATCTTTCGTGTTACGACACGCTTGGATCAGTTGCCTTGGGTGTGTGGCCGGACGGATGGTTGAGTGTCTGGTGTGTGGGGGCGCGATACAGCCCGGACGTTTGGCGGTCCTGCCAGATACTACGGTGTGTGTGTCCTGCACTACAGAGATGAAAACTCTTGGTGTGATGGTGCCGAGCAACGGGAAGTGTGGACTGACCTTGCAGTTAATAGCGGGTGAGGACAAGCGGGGCCAAGCGTTGCTCAAGAAGCAAGTCCAACGAAATCGTTGGAACGGGTAGTAAAAAAATAATTTTTTCTAACCACAAAAAAGGTAGAACCATGCAACATACAGACGGTTCCTTTCTATCTGTTGATGGATATTTCACGGTTGTGCTCTCCCACCACAGAGACAAGAATCGGGACGGGGAAGTCGAGACTTGGTACCTAGTG